CTACCCTATTGCACTTGCTAACTTATCAAGTGCAATGTACTCCTTATTCGAAAGTTCTTCAATCATTGAAGTCAGTTTGGGTATATTGAGTGAGTGTTCGTTGATTATCATTTGTTTAAGCGTATTGTTTCGAAGAGAACGAGCCTTTAGTTCAATATCCTCAAATAGGTTGTAAAACAGACTGCCATCAATTAATCCAAGTTTATGTAAATAATGAATTCGCTTGGTCATTAACGTCTTATGCTCAGATAACATATGTAATGCTCTTATATATTGATGATCGGCACGAACAGATTCAATTAATTTGTTATAAATGTGGATACCAAATACAGGGTCCAGACTGCCGTGCAGACATTGCTCTTCTGCTGGAATGCCTTCAATGACTTCAAAGTATGCAGCACTATTCGTAGAATTAAGATAATGTTTCAGTGAGATTTTGAAAAACTCCAAATTGAAACGATAGGACTTGAACGAATTCATGGAGATAAGTTGTATACCAAATACATTATCCCAGCAGTCCTCTTTATAGTTGATATGTTCATTGACTGCTTGCTCAATCTCATAAAAGGATCCCTTTGTTTTCTTATATTTGGGCAACGGGTCAGGAAAAAAATCTGCGATATTAAATTCTTGATTATCCCGATCATAACCGTATATGAATAAATCATGAGGTGCACTTTCTTCAGTTCTATAGGCTTTAATATGTTGTTTATCGATAAGAACATAAATGTAGTTACCATTATTAATTGACTCTATGAAGAAATCGGTAACATTTAACTTGAGCAATTGGATCATTTCTTTTTGCATACTGTGAATATTTAACAACGGATGGTACTCTCTCATTAATGGCTGGTAGAACTCCAAGTGGAAAGTATCCGGTTGGTAGGAATCAAACCTTAGTTGCATGTGATTCGTAAATAACCATTCATGGTAGGAAGGGTGATTGGGAAGAATAGAGTGCATATTAGCATGAATCGGATAACCTTGAATTACAGGTGAATGCATAATAAGTTCTTTTTTCATAATCAATATCTCACTCTCTACATGGGATAGTTAACTTTTAGCGCACCACAAACGCCTTTCTTAATGCTTCACACTTCGTCTAATTACGTACAGCCTATATACGAAGGATATTACATCTGCAATAAAATGTAAATAAATAACATTGTTTTGATATCGATATAAAAGTGAGAACAGGTGTCGTCTTTTTTCCACCCGAACGTCTCCCTTAATCGCACCGAAGTCGTACGGAACACCATCCGCGCTGTGAATGAAAGGGTGTAAGATTGTATTATCGGGTCAATAGCAAGGGACGCACCGAAAGCACATACGCTAAAGTACAGACCGGCCAAGGGGCCGGTCTTTTTGATGCGGTGAAACAGTCCCTGCCTTGGTTCGATAACCATTCAGACTCTGTGTTAAAAGGGGGAGTCTACTGCTGCTTGCGTGTCGCTGCAACATGCGGGGCAGACCTCAAACATGCAGCCAAAGGGGGAGAAATGAATGTGTCTATGAGAAATGAGATCAACGATGTCCCCAGCACCAACACATGGAGTACGCTCATCCGAAAGACGCTGAAGCAGAAGCTCTCAGCACTTGTTCCAGATTGGGCCGGTCGTGTACAGGATGTACCTTCACTGGGCGAAGTGCTAAGTGGACCATGCGCGGTTATTACTTTTGCCGAAGAAGTGCCAAAGTCTGGCTGGGTTGGATACCGACGGATCATTAAAATCTCACCATATGCTCGTCCGGAAGATGGGGGCGCTGAACAAGTGGAAGCTTGGTCGGCTGAACTAATCAAAGGGTTGCATCAGATCCGGCTGGAGGACGATGAAGGTGCCGCATTCACCTGTCTCTATCTGGGTTCTTCGGACAGTGATCGGGTGGATGCAGGATCTGGGATGGTTACGCGCAGTCTGAGGTTCGGCGTGTATGTTCCTGAAGAGTGGGCAGATGCTTCTGTGGGGACAGAAGATCCTTGGCTGTCTGCACTTCAAGGCTGGACACAGCACAAACTTGGTGCGAATTGGTCGGTATATGGGGATGTATGGCCTGGGGGATACGATACTCCGTCTGTGTTGTGGCGACTGGCTGGATGCAGCACGTCAGTGGCTGGGACTTCGGCACTGGAGGTTCGACAACAGTGGGTTGGGCATGTGCTCACCGATCATTCGGTGTTAACACGCCAAACGGTAACGCGGTTAGTCGAACAGCTTGCACTTCAATCACGTATCGCGGTCAAGGAAGCCAGCGACCACAACGAAAATAATGAAGGTAACACACGTTATGTGACTGTGGATGAAGTTAAGGCAGATCTGCAGAACGATGCTTATCTGAACGGACAGATTCGACTGACACTACAACAACGGATTCGCCGTCCAGGTTCGAATGTACCTCTGATCCGTGAGATCCACCATAGCAAAGGGATCGAGTAACCGTTAGTTGAGAGGAACTTCCATTACAGGTAGTTCCAGATGATAGCTTAATAATAGCGTTAGCTTCAGATTAGTAAGCTCATACAATAAGAGTCTTAGATGGATAGGGTCAAAAATTCATAGAACAAATCAGAAGCAAGTTGATTAAACGAAGTGTTTCCTAAAAGGTTTTCAGAAAGAAAGCTGCTACGGGAGCATACACTTAAAGTTCATACATTGAGGTGAGATAGCCCATGGCAGGCTCAGTTAAAAAAAGCAAACCGGTTGCCCCGCGGTATACTCGGGCTGAACTGATGAATCATTCGGAAGCCCTCTTTGCCGTTAAGGCAGAGGTGCTGTATGGTGCGCTGTACGAAGCGGCGCAAGAGACGTTTTCCATTGAAGAAACGCAGGAACGAATTAACCAATTTATGAAAGCGAAGGTGAAGGGATAATGGCAGGTGGAACTTGGGAACAAACGAGTCGTCCGGTCCTTCCGGGCTTATATATGAATTTTCAGGCGGCAGCATCCTCGGCCATTCAGGCGGGTACACGGGGAACAGTCGTTGTGCCGGTTAAGGCGAACTGGGGTCCAGTAGGGACTTTTGTTGAAGTGGGGAGTGAAGCAGCGATTGAACGCATTTATGCAGCGAATATGCTGGATAACGGCACAGCCTATACTTCCTTGAAGCTGGCCCTGCTGGGTGGACCGAAGAAGCTGCTTGCTTATCGGGTGGCAAGTGCCAAGGCCCTAACAGCCACGCTTACCTTGAAAGACAGCAGTGATGTTAATGTGCTGCAACTGGATGCGAAGTATCCGGGGGATCGTGCGAACGGGTTCTACGTAACTATCCAACCGGGTGTGATTGATAATACGAAGCATGAAGTACGTCTTTTTGAGGGCAATCGGATGCTGTATGCGCTCCTGACGGCAGATATTACAGCAGCAAATCTGGCTAAAGAGATTAATACGGATGAACGAAATGTGTGGGTAACGGCGCGAGCGATTGGCGATGGTACGGGTGTGGTTGCTACCGTTGCAGGAGCAGCATTCAAAGGCGGCGTAAGTGGCAACGATGATCTAACCAATGCAGAGTATATTGCGTTACAGGGCGCACTGGAAGGGGAGCAATTTGACGTACTGGCTTTGGATCAGGCGGCAGATGCGCCTCTGCTTGCGAGCTTTGCGGCTTGGGTGAAACGTGTACGTAGCGAAGGTAAGCCAGTGATGGCTGTATTTGGCGGCTCCGCAGCGGATGATACATCTGCAACAGCAGCGCAGAAAGCGGCGGCACGTTCGCTTACGCTGAATCATGAGGGTGTCATTAATATCGGTACAGGCGTGCGCCTTGGGGATGCATTCTATAGTTCGGCGGAAACGTCCGCTTATGTTGCAGGACTGATCGCCGGACAACGTCTGAATGAATCGACAACCTATGCAGCTACACCGTTCGATGATGTGACACGTCGCTGGACGCGTGCAGAACAGGAGCAGGCGGTACAAAATGGCGTATTTATTTTCTTCCATGATGGTCGTCAGGTGAAAGCACTTCGCGGTGTAAATACACTCGTTACGCCTGCCGCCGGGCAGAATAATGCGTGGAAAAAAATTCGTTCCATTCGTGTGATGGATGCGATCAACACGGATTTGCAGCGCTCTGCGGAAGATACGTATATCGGTAAAGTCAACAATACTGAAGAAGGTCGTCAGGCACTGATTGGTGCGATGAAGGCTTATTTGGCGCTGCTCGCACAGAGCAATGTCATCGAAGCGGAGGGTTATGACGTTGTTCTCGACCCGGCTTATTATGGTGCTGCACCCGTACTGAAACCGGAGGCGGATCAGGTATTCCTGCAATGGAATGTGAAGCTGACGGATGTGATGGAGCAGTTATTTGGTACATTTTACGTGCAATAAGGTTGTGTGGTAGGAAAGAACTGTTTTCTAGAATAATTACTATACGTTGAATTGATGGTTTACACGATAACGGAGAGGGCAGAAAAAATCTGAAGAAGCAAAGCGATCGGAAGATTGTTCTGACTGCGGAGTTATACCGTGTAATATTTATTAGTTCAACCAACCCAAGGAGGAATATATATGTTGGATGCGTCAAGAGTAATTCTCGGTACCCATGGTCAACTGCATATCGATGGTGTGTGGCAGACGAACATTAACAAGTTGGAAGCGAGTGTGGAGATTGAAAAACGTGAGCTGAATCTGGTCGGTAACGACTGGAAAGTGCACAAAAATGGTGCGAAAAAAGGAACAGGCACAATGACGGGTTACAAAGTCACTTCGGATATGATCCAGCGTGGCTTCACCAAATTCCAGATTATTTCGAAGCTGAACGACCCTGAATCCTATGGTCATGAGAGTGTACTGCTGAAAGGTTGCATGGTGGACAAAATTCAGCTTGCCAACTGGACAGCTGGCGAAGAAGTACCAGAGGAAACAGGCTTTACGTTTGAAGGATTTGAATTGCTGAATCCAATTGTGGCGAACTAAGTTATGAAAAATGGGCACCAATATAGGCCGAGATGATCTCGGTCTCTTTGTTGTCTTAGATGTTTAAGAAGGTATGGCCCCATTTGCGAAATGAGAAGGAGATAACGCCCGATGAGTATGAATGAAAATATGTCCGAAGAACAGATTTTGGATCAGTTGTTTGAAGCAGCAGAACGTTTGCCAGAGGAGAATGTGCGCATTCAGCGTCTGGATCTGCTGTTGACCTTGCGTGGACTGACGTCTTCCAAAGTGGATCACATTCGCGAACGCTGTACGATTCGAAAAACGACCAAAGGCCGCACCGAGGAAAAGGTGGATACCGAAACGTTTAACGCGCTGCTCATTTCCGAAGCAACGGTGAAATTGAAAGTCCGCAGCCTGGAACTGTCCGGCTGGGGAGATACCCGCATTACCGGTCGCATGAAACTGTCTGGTGGTGAACAAGCGGTTCGCCGTATGTTGCTTGCGGGTGAACTGGATGCCGTAGGCGATAAAGTGCTGGAGCTGTCCGGCTTCGGTGTGGAGATTGAAGACCTAAAAAACTGATTCACTCCGGCGGGATGACCACGTTCCTGTATCACATGTGGGTGCGTCATCATCTCCGGCCCGGAGAGTTCTGGTCTTTGCCACGCGGGGAGCGTTCGCTGTTGATTGCGTTCTCGGAAGAGGAAATGTCAGCGATCACTTCGCAAATGAATAGATAACGATATAAGGCAGGAGGTGAAAAAATGGCAGAAATGATTGTAGGTCTATCCAAATCCAATGCGGAAATGCGGACAACCCTTCGTTACCTGGATCAGATCCAGCGCTCAACGGAACGTCTGGGTAGAGTTCGTTATCAGAGTCTGATTAAGGTGAACAATGAGCTGAGAACGACCGGGCGCAGGCTCGAAAGTATCTATAGTACGGCTGTTCGGTTGAGTAGATTGCGGATTACTCCTCAGGTTGATTTACTTGACCGTGCTACGCCAGTATTGAATGGTTTGTTGAAAAAAATGAAACAACTCCGTTCCAAGATGTTGAATGCCACGGCTAGTGTACAACTCAAAGTCAGACACCAAATTTCAGGTGTATCCGTTAATGTGAATTCACAGCCACTGATTGATGCTTTGAATACCAATACCCAATCTATTCATATGCTGAGTACCAAGCTAGACTCTATCAATATTGGAGCGGCACCAGCGGCCGAAGCGAAGCCTAAAACCTTTATGCAAAAGATGAAAGGCATGTTTGATCGAGGTAAATTTATTTCATCTGGAGTGCAAAAGGGATTCGCTGCCAGGAGTAGTGGAAAAAAACTGTGGAAAGAAATCAAAAGACCCTCTACACCTGGTAACGGGTGGAAGAAGGCAATTAAGGTTACGAAACGCGGCGCTACTTTTATGAACGATTTCTCGTCCGCAGGATCTGATTTAATCGGTGGTATCGATGGAATGTGGGGAGACATAAAAGGACTATTTGGTGGCGGAGGTAGTGGAGCAGCAGGAGGGGGTGGCGGCTCAGGAATCATCAATAAACTGGGTGGAGGGGTTGTCAAGGGAGCGGGTAAATTGTTGGCACCGGTTCGTATAATTAGCAACATTAAAGGTCTTGCAAGCGCTCCTCCAGAGGAACGCGCGCGTGCGGTCGGTTCTGTTGCTGGTAATGCAGTAGGGACTGCGATTGGAGGCATTCTTGGCAGTGTGATTCCGATTCCGGTGGTTGGAAACCTTATTGGTAGTGCAGCAGGTGGCTGGCTTGGCGAGAAAGCAGGTGGTTGGGTTGGGGATAAGGTAGGTGGATTTATTCAGAACAATGCGGAGGGTATATCGAAATTGGCGAACACTGCTCTGCTAGGAACGAATATTGTTGTGGAGAAATCGAAGGATATGTTCAATGGCATATCCAGTTTCTTCGGTTTTGGCTCCAAGAAAGAGGAAGACAAGCCTGCGGCATCCGTATCCAAGGCAGCGACGGTGGCTACACCATCTCCAGCTGCAACAGGCCCGCAGATGCCACCTGCCTATATGCCACCGGCACTGACCATGACAGGCCCAGCGGCTTATATGAACAGCAAGGTCGGCCAGCCTACATCTGCTGGATTCATGGGAACAAGCATGATGCAGAACCAAGCAATGGCGCTTGGTAACGGTGCGCAGACGAATGGCAAATCGTCCACGATGACGGTACAAATATCCGAAGACCAGATGAGCAGTCTGTCCGGATACCTCAAAGATTTCAAAACCGAAACCACCAATCAGATTGCGATAAATATTCCACCAGGCGCGGTGCAGGTGACCGTGCGCGAAAATGCGATTGATTACGATGCTGTCACCAAGCAAGTCGGACAACGGATTACGAGCGAGTTCCGCCGTGCCATGGAAAACCGTAAAACCATTATGGCCTAAGCAGAAAGGAGGCCGTTTATGACTGTATTTGAAGATAACGTGGAAGGGATCCGAATGGAATTTACGCTGATCGATGGGAAAACGAAGTTCCAGTTCCCTGTGAAGCCAGAAGAGCTTACGATCTCACGTTCAAAAGGTTATGAAACGATTAATATGCTGGAGCATGGCGAGTTTGATTTTGCACAGGGGGAGAAGGTGAAGGAGATCACCTTCTCTTCTTTTTTTCCCAAAGAATATGATGCGTCCTATTGTATGTACGAAGATTTGCCTGATCCGCGGGTAGCGATGAATATGCTGAATACGTTTCTGATATCGAAAAAGCCGCTACGCTTCATCATCACCAACACGGGGGTGAACGTGCCAGTATATCTGATCTCGCACAATACGACCTTCCGGGGCGGCGAGAGTGGAGATATTTACTTCGACATTACGCTGCGCACCTGGCGGGATTCGAAGGTGGAGAAGGTGGGTTCTGCCGCATCCGCGAGCAAGTCAGGTTCTCGTACGGATTTGAAAAAGAGCAGCAAGACCTATACCGTCAAATCTGGCGACTCCCTGTCCAAAATTGCAAAGCTGGAGCTGGGCAGCAGTTCCAAATGGAACGAGATCTACAAGCTCAACGCGAAGATCATCGGGAGTGATCCGAACCGGATCAAGCCCGGGCAAAAGCTGGTGATGCCATGACCTACAAGGTCATTGTCGACGACAAGTATGACATCACCAAGCTGGTGGAGACGATTACGCTGAAGGACTCGCTGGACCAGATTGCCTATCAGGCCAATATCCGGTTGGCAGTGTCTGTGTCTTCCGGTCTGCCTTCAATCTCACCAGGCATGGCGGTGCGGATTAGCGGGGTTCCTTTTAGCGAAAAATCGATGGTTCATCTGCTGCATCCTGCGGTCATCTGGGAGGTGGAAAGCTCGAACAGCGGCACCAAGCGGCTGTCTCTCACGGTGTACGACCGGATGATCTATCTGGAAAAATCGGAGGACGAGTTCCTGCTGCCTAAGGATCAGACTGCCACGCAACGACTCAAAACCTACGCCAAAGAGTGGAAGATCCCATACGCCAAGCTGCCGGATACCAAGACAAAGCTGAGTAAAGCCGTGTATCGGTCACAGACGATTTTTTCGATGATGTTTGCCGATCTGAAGGAAACGGCCAAATCTGGTGGAGAGATGTACCATCCACGGATGACACCCGGCGGGTTGCAGCTTTTCCAGGTCGGAAATAATACGAAGGTGTATGAACTTGATCGACTTATTGATCTGACCCAGATGCGTACGCTCGAAGGGGCGGTTACCAAAGTTAAAGTCATGGCAGCGTCAGAGTCTACGAGTGGCAAAGAAGTTCCTTCCAAAGTGCTGGCGATTGAGCAGAATGGTGTGGAAGAACTGGGCACATTGCAAAAGCTGATTGAAGATGATCAGGTGAAATCCACAACCGCCGCGAAAAAACTGGCGAAAAGTCATCTGACGGGTATTCAGGAGACCTTTACGATATCCGCACCGGATGTCAATACGATCCGTGCCGGGGATGCCGTGTTGTTAAAAGGACTGAAGCTAATCGTCATGTCGGTCAGCCGTGATCTGTCTGCCGGACCTGGAACGATGACGTTGGAACTGGGGACAGCTGAGCTGGTGAAAAGGAGGTATTACCTTGAATAAAGATGATCCGTATGGGCATTTTGCCGAGGTCATGCGGGGGGCGATGAGTACACATTCTCGTCAGGCCGTGAGCGGTCTGGGAGCAGTACTGGGTACGATGACTGCATCCGGCGTGAAGCTGGATGACTTCAAGCACGAAGTGCAGGACTATCTCGTGGCCGAGTTTCCGGGCACGCTTGGACTGCCGGAGCGCGAGGCTGCTGGCGCGATCTCCGGTATACCTGACGTGGCAAACGGCGCAGCGACGGGTACGGGACGGTTTCTTTTGCAAGAAGAGGAAGTGGAAGAAGCGGTGTGGTCTCTTGGTAAGGGATTGAAAGCGGGAGATCGCGTACTGGCGATGCGAGTGAATGGCGGTAACGACATTGTGGTGCTGTGTAAGGTGGTGAGTGCGCATGCCTAGTTTGTTCCCGGAAACGGGTGTGGTCTGGGGAGATGAGGAGGATCTGTCGGGGGCAGCTTCGGAAGAAATACGCTTTGGACGGAGCTGGCGATTCGATTACGATGCAGGGGATTTTGTGCTGACCCCAAGTGGCAAAGTAGCTGCGGCTGGTGCGCATGAAGCTTGGGTGCAGTGGTGCATTAAGGCCGTGAAAACGCCACGTTACAGACATGTGATTTACTCCCGGAACTATGGTTCGGAGCTGGAGGATCTAGTGGGTCAGGGTGACAGCCGGGGCGTGATGGAAAGTGAGATTACCCGGATGGTGACGGAGACGCTGCTGGCTGATCCACGCACGGATTCGGTGGACCAGTTCACGTTCGATTGGAATCGGGAGCAATGCATGTTCTCGTGTCGTGTGGCGAGTGTGCAGGAAGAGATGTTTATTCTGGAAAGTGAGGTGATCTGACGGGATGGCTGAGATTCCGCGTTATTTGGAGGACCAGACGGAGGAACAGATTATGCAGCGAATGCTGGATCGTCTGCCCGCGGATCTGGATAAGTCGGAGGGATCGTTTCTGTGGGATGCGGAAGCTCCAGTTGCGTTTATGCTGTCTGAGGCTGCATTGTGGGCACAGCAATTACTACGGCGGGGGTTTGCAAGTACGGCTGCGAGCAGTGATCCGAATTTTCGTTCGGAAGAGCTGGATCTGCGGGCAGGAGAGCACGGCATCACGCGGCGAGCTGCGGTGGCAGCACAGGGTGTGGTGAGGTTCGCGGGTGCGCCGGGTAAAGTGGTGCCTGCGGGAACGGTCGTGGCTACGCTCGCGGATGAAGTATCTGCTGAAGCTTCGCTCGAATATGAAACGGTGGGACGTTTGGAACTGGATGCAGATGGTTCTGGGATGGTAGGCGTACGAGCGCTTGTTGCCGGAAAAGAGAGTAATGTGCCTGCGGGCACGGTAATTGTGCTGTCTACACCTGTAAGTGGCGTAACTTCTGTCACGAACGTTGAGGTGGTCAAAGGCGGTGCAGATATTGAGGCAGATACAGCGCTGCTGGAACGCTTTTATTCCAAAGTCCGCAATCAGGGGACAAGCGGTAACAAATCGCAATATGTGCAATGGGCCAGTGAAGTACCAGGTGTTGGTGCAACGCGGGTTATTCCGTTATGGCAGGGGCCAGGCACGGTGGGACTATATTTGCTGGACACGGACAAACGTGCTGCGGGTACCGATCTGGTAGCCGCCGTGCAGAAGTACGTTGACCCAACGCAGGATGGACAAGGTGAAGGTGTTGCGCCGGCTGGGCCAGTGGTGTCCGTGATGCCAGCTAAGGAAGTACCGATGAACATTCGGGTGAAGCTGACGTTGGCAAGCGATGCGACACTCGCTGATGTGCGGGCATTGATCGAACGCGGGGTGACTGCGTATCTGAAACAGTTGGCTTTTGCCGATCCGCTCGTTCGTTACACCCGCATTGCCGCGATTCTGCTGGATATTCCGCCCATTATCGACTATTCGGAGCTTACCGTGAACGGTGTGAGCGACCAGAATATTGAGATGACCGCGAGTCAGGTGGCCGTGCTGGGGCGGTGGATGTGCATGAGTAGTGTTGGGCAGATGGTGAGGTGTAACGTGCGGAAGGAAGATGAGGGAGCTTTCCGGGAATGTAGTGGAGAAGGCCGTTTAGGAAGCAAGAAAGCCATTCAACGGGATGTGTCATGGAAATGTTCTACTCGGTTGGGAAACGCTGCTTGGACTAATTCTCCTGCTGCTGTTGTGCCGGTTCTGGAAGATTCGCAAGGTGAGCAACGTGACAAGTCTGAGGTTCGCTTATGGCAAGAAGTAAGTCACTTAGGAGAGGAAGACCCGTGGAGTGAGCGAGTTCACGCGAATGTGAAAGGAAAGGAGGATGCTGGTCATGAGTGTTCCTTCTACTGTAGATGTTGGACTGACGAGTGAGAAAGGACGGGAGTTGTTCTCGTATTTGCCAAGGTATTACGAGACTTCGCGCGTTATGCAGGGCGATATGCAGACCAAAGGCACCGAGATGGATCTGCTGTATAAGGCGCTGGATGAGACGTTGGAGCAGTTTTTTGTCCGTACAGCAACGTGGGGCTTGGATTTCTGGGAGCAGGAGCTTGGTGTTGAGACGGATCGTCTCAAGCCAGTGGAACAAAGGCGTGCGGTGGTGGAGTCGAAGCTGCGTGGTGCCGGGAAGTTCTCTGGGAGACTGGTTGCGAATGTGGCCGAGGCGTATGCAGGGGGCAAGGTGGATGTAACATTTCAGCCGGGAGCATGGAGTTTTACGGTGAGCTTTGTGGATACGATGGGTATCCCGCCCAATATCGACGATCTCAAAAGGGCAATTGAAGAGTTGAAGCCGGCCCATATGGCCGTGGAATATGAGTATCGCTATCTGATCTGGGACGATCTGGACAAGAAGCAGAAAACATGGGATGAACTGGACGCCGCGTCCTTGACGTGGAATGAACTGGAGGTGTGGGCGTAATGCCACAGGAAACAGATCGACTGAAATTACCTCTTCCTTTGGGGAATGAGACTGTGACCCGGGAGAGTATTAATGGGATTTTTGAAAAGATTGATGCAGGTGTTGCGACGCAGGCGGATTTGGATACGCTCCGTGAAGCGGTGAGTCAGATGGATATTCCCGATGCGTCCCATACCGTAAAAGGTAAGACTCAGCTTTCTAGTGTAACGGATAGCACGTTGGAAGATCGCGCAGCTACGCCAAAGGCTGTAAAGGCCGCATATGACCGTGGGAGTGCAGGAGTGACAGCAGCCGGAATCGCTCAAGTCCGAGCGGACTATGCTTATACTGAGGCGACAGCGGCAAAGCAGCTTGGAGTTGAGCAGAAAGCCAACGTGGTTGCCGCTCTCAACTCCATAGGTGTATCGGCATCCACAAGCGAGATATGGGCTCAATTGATTACCAAAATGGCTGGAGTTATCCGGTCTACGGGTAACGCTAAAGCAGCTCAAGTATTATCGGGGGCCACATTTAGTATTGCTACTGCTAACGGGATTGCAGGGACGATGCCTAACCGATCTACGCAAGCCTTTCACCAACCCGCTCAGGAAACCAGCGTGTTCCAGGGTGACAAGGCATTCATGAGACCACCAGCAGGGTACTATGATGGATCGTCCTGGGTATATACAGTGGCCCCTGACTTGAAGGCTGAGAACATCCCTGTAGGCAAGACAATATTGGGTGTGCCTGGTTCACTGGTTGCTGGGGTTAAACCAGGTTTAGTCCTTCAAGCGGGAAGCGACCCATACGCAAACGGTAACTTAGCATCAACACACAGTACAGACCCTATAAGGGTTCGAGAGGTAACCATACTGACGGGTGGTGTTTATCGTGTATCCTACCACACACGGTCAGAATCCCAAAGGACAAATTATGCATATTCACAACTATATATCAATGGAGCAGCTAGAGGTGCCTTACGTCAAACCGACTCAGGTCAAACAACTTTGTTTGTGGAAGACATAAGTCTTACTGCGGGAGAGGTATTACAACTTTATCTATGGACGAGTAGCCCATACTACCGAGCTCATTACCTTAACAGTATGGTGCTAAACATTGATGCTTTGATTTCCAGCTTTAGATAAGAGAGATTATCTTGGTAAGCTATTGAAAGTAACTAAGACTTGATCTTAATTGAAGAACAAACATCACTGAAGGGAAGTTCTTGGTGTTCTCAAACTAATTACCTGAAGAACTGTGGTGTATGTGAGTGCTTATTTATTTGGGGGTTGGTCTGAAGTGTTAGAAGTAGTACTGTTCTTTGTTGATCTCGATATCTGAAAATGAAGGATTGAAAAGCCAAATTGGCCTAAAGGGATTGCCCTTTATGTATTTATCAGTCTATAAGATCTAAACGAAAGGTATTATCGATTCTAGGAGCACTGATGTTAGAAAATGAAAAATTAAGGATATTTGTAATTTTATCTAATTTAAAGGAGGTGAACCATGACCACAAACCAACTAACCACAGCCATCGCAAACACGCTCAAGCAACATTTACCCAACATCACGATCCACCCGTCAACGGGCAGTAGCAGCCCGACCCCGGACAGCCAAGGCATCACCTACCGCTTGCTATCCTCCCAACTTACCCGGGAACGCAGCGATCGCTTCGTGCAGTCTCACGCTTTTGAAATCCGCTGGCTCGAAACAGACAATATCCCGGCAACTCTACCGGATGAACTGTTCGAAGCGTTGGAAACTATTAACGTGGAGGGTACACCCTATCGCGCAACGGAACTGCGTTGGGAGACGGAGAACGATACTCCGCGAATGCTGGTGTACTATACCATGCGAACCACCAAAGTGTCGGAGTCCACCACTCCTATGCAACAACTGGAGCAGCGACCCACCGCACTTAAAGCTACAAGAGAATAACTAACCAAATGAGGGGATCAGTATGAAAGGAATAGGAGGCGCATTGGCAATGTTCACGAAAAAAGAACCGGAGAGTAAGTTCCCGGAAAGTACCCAGAAAAATAACCAGAAAAACAATCAAAAATACAGCAAAGCACAGTTCGCCGAATCCCGGCAACTTAGCCGGATGGAGAAAGATATTTTGGCAGCAGTTCTGCTGGAACAAGAAACATACACCATGGAAGAAGCACAGCAACACATCCAACAATTTATGAATGGGGAGGCACAATAATGGCTGGAGGAACATGGACGACACAAAACAAGGTACGCCCTGGCGTATATATGAATTTTGCATCAGAGGGTTCATTGCCGGGTACGGTAGGGGAGCGGGGAACGGTGGCATTGGCCCTTCCATTGTCATGGGGGCAAACAGGCTCAATCCTGACGGTACAAGCAGGTGAAGATGTACAAGCCAAATTGGGCTATGACTGGACAGCACCTCAATTACTGCTGATTCGTGAAGCTTTGAAACGTGCGCAAACATTGCTTCTGTATCGACTCAATGCAGGTACCAAAGCCAAGGCAACCTTGGACAAGCTAACTGTGACAGCCCAACACGGCGGCGTACGTGGTAATGATCTGGCTGTTGTAGTCTCCGCGAATATTAATGATCCGGACCAATTGGATGTCTCCACTTTGCTTGCGGGTAAAGAAGTGGACAAACAAACCGCGTCTACCATCGAAGCTCTGGAATCCAACGCATACGTCACATACACTGGTGAAGGTGCACTCACAGCTACAGCTTCACTTCCACTAACAGGTGGCTTGGATGGTACAGCAACGAACCATGAGCATTCCGATTTTCTGACCAAGCTGGAAGTACTGGATTTTAACACGGTTGGTCTGATTTCAGACGATGCCACACTCAAGTCAGTCTACACAGCTTACATCAAGCGTTTGCGTGATACCGAGGGCAAGAAGGTGCAACTGGTTTTGTCCGATTATCCGGCTGCAGATCATGAAGGCATTATCAGTGTCAAAAATGGTGTTGTGCTCGCAGACGGTACCGTTCTTACGCCGAAACAAACCGTAGCATGGACTGCCGGCGCAACAGCGGGAGCTAACCTGAATGAATCCCTGACGTTCCGTGCGTATGACGATGCCGTGGATGTGAGTGGCAGATTGACACATAGCGAGACAGAAGCGGCATTGCGTAATGGCGAGTTTGTGTTTACGGCGAGCAGCAACCGTGCGGTGGTAGAGCAGGATGTGAATACATTCCGTTCCGTAACACCGGATAAGGCGCGTCATTTTGCCAAAAACCGTGTTGTCCGTGTTCTCGATGGCATCGCTAACGATATGAAACGGATTTTCGAGTCCTATTATATCGGCAAAGTGAACAATAACGAAGATGGGCGCAGCCTGTTCCGTTCCCAATGTGTCACTTACCTGAAGCAGCTTCAGGATATTGGGGCGATTCAAAATTTTGATTCCAAAACAGACATTACTGTTGCTCCGGGCAATGAAACCGACAGCATTCTGATTGAGATTCAGGTCCAACCTGTGGATTCCGTTGAAAAAGTATATATGAAAGTGAAGGTGGTTTAAGATGGCATTTTTGAAAGCAAGCGACACGATCTCCGGCCAGGAAGGCCGCGCATACGCAACGATTAACGGACAAACGGAAGAAATGTTCTATGTGAAGACGCTGGAAGCAACAGTGGAGAAACAAAAAGCAGAGGTCAAAACGTTGGGCCGCCGCGGCGTACAGCACAAAGCAACCGGTTGGTCTGGTTCGGGTTCCATGACAATCTTTTACACCACTTCCCGTTTCCGCGAGCTGATGCTCCAGTACATGCAGAATGGTGTGGACACGTACTTCGACATTGAAGTGACCAACGAAGATCCTTCCTCTACGATTGGCAAACAGACCGTGACCCTCAAAGGCGTCAATCTCGACAGTGTGATCATGGCATCCCTGGATACCGAGGCGGAGGCGTTGGAGGAAGAAGTAAGCTTTACCTTTGAAGATGTCGATATGCCTGTATCGTTCAATCTGCCGAAGTAATGTAGCGTGGAAAGCATAATGATTTGAGATTTATAAAGAGTATTAATTAGCAGCGGGTTTGTAAAAGAAACCTGTTCAACATGCCTGTGTTACGGGCTATTTGGCGTGTCAAAATTCTGCTCTTCGCCGCTTCTTGCGGCGGGGAGCCTAACTTTAGAGGAGGAACAATACATGAGTGGATTGAGTATGTTTTTTGCCCAAAATGCAGCAACGGATACAACGGAGGAGTTTATCGTATCCCCCCGATTTAAAGATGAGAAAGGCGAGCCGGTTGCCTGGAAACTGCGCAGCATGACTGAGGACGAAAACCAGGAATGCCGCAAAGCGGCTACCCGCAAAATCAAGGGTAAGAACGGTGTCTACACACCCGACATCGATGCGAATGATTACATGGCTCGCCTGATGAGCGCAAGTGTAGTTTACCCCGATTTGAAAAACGCAGAACTCCAGCGGTCATATGGCGTGATGGGGGCGGAATCGCTTTTGCGGAAAATGCTGTTGCCTGGGGAATTTGCTTCGCTGGGTGAACAGGTTCAGAAGCTGAACGGCTTCAATCAGGATATGAACGAACTGGTGGATGACGTAAAAAACTAATTAAAGAGGGCGATTCCGAAGCCAATCTGGCTTATTACGCTCTCCATGAATTGAACATTTTGCCGCATGAGCTAATGGCCTTCTCCATGCGAGAACGAGCGGCCATCTATGCGATGATCTCCATCCGGGTGGAGGAAGAGAAGAAAGAGCGGTCCAAGAGCCGCGCCCGGAAGAAATAAAAAGGAAAGGAGGGAGAAATAGATGTCCGATACAAGTATCGATGTAATTAATCCTCCGTCCATGAATACCCTGATCAATAATCTAAATCTGGTTCAAGTAAGAACAACCGAGATCCTTAATAATTTCAACCAGATTAACCGGATTAATCTGAACCAATTCAACCAGACGAATATATCCAACCATTTTAATGAAGTAAATCAACAACTAAATGTAACGATTAATCTGATGGAAAAGTTGGAGGATACGGCTGATGATACAAGCAATGCTTTGGTTGATAATCTGAGCAAACTCTCCAAGTGGGTTCAAATGGTAAAGTCCGCTGGAAGTGTCGTGTTAAAAGCGGCTGCTGAACAAGAAGACTTCAAATATCGTTACATGGTTGCCGCAGAAGATCCGGTGCTCGGGGAAAGCATCTATAATAAGTATCGAGATCAAGCCTCCAAGAGTGGTCAGGATGTCAATGATTCGCTTAAATCTTCTCTGGGCTTCTTGCCTTTGGCACAAAATACAGGGCAGGTAGATCAGTTAAATGAAATGACTCAACAACTGAGTATGTTATCACCGGATAATAAAAGTCTATCAGATGCATCCAAGGCTATTGTTAGTGCCATGAATGGAAAGAATACTGATTTGGCGAGTCAATTTAACATATCGGAAAGTGCATTGACCGGGGCTGGATTGGGTGAATTTATACAGACTAAAGACCTTGACGGTTTTATACAAGGTTTGCAGACGGTTCTTGAAATGCAAGGTTACACACAAGAAGCCTTTGATACGATGCTGGATTCTCCATTGCAAAAATGGACGGCTCTCGTGAATCAGTTCAATGGGATACTATCTGGAATCGGGACAAGAGCTTTGGAAGTTTTATCTCCTGTGCTTGACCGATTAAACGAAGCAATAAGCTCAGGTCAGTTCAGTGCTTTCATCGAATGGATTGGTGGGGCGTTTGCAATCATCGCTCAGGTGGTGGCATTTATCGTGGATGGGTTCATCAATTTTGCTACAGTTGTGCAGGAAAATTGGGCTATCATCGGACCTATATTAACTGCGATTGCTTTAGTGCTACTAGCCAATATCATTATTACGCTCGGAGTTGTAATTGCCCAGGTTTATTCACTGGCAGCGGCATGGTTGGTAGCTAACTGGCCTATCTTGCTTGTAATTGGTGCTATTGCAGGACTAATCTTTATTTTGCAATTATGTGGCGTTACAGCTGGGGATATGGTTGGAGCGATTATAGGTTATTTTTATATGGCTTACGAGTATATGAAATCAATTTTTGCATCCATTCTGAATTATTTCATGTCTTGGGCCGAATTTGTCATTAATGTATTCAGAGATCCAGCCTTTGCATTCCAAAAGTTGTTTGTTGACATGGGACTCATAGTACTTCAAATTCTGTTCAACATTACAAAGGGAATTGAGGATTTTGCAGGTGGTTTTAAAGATCAGATCAACTGGATGATCGAAGGTATAAACAAATTAATACCCTATCTGAATAAGATTTTTGGCACTAATTGGGGCGGTATTAAACTAATTGATGATGCTAACATTCATTCTATGAGTGGTAAGATACAGGGTTTAATGAGTGACCTTGAAGCGATTGCTCCTGAGAGCCAAAAGGACGTTGTTAACCTATGGAGAATGGATGCTTCTGCAGACTATAAGGATGCTTTTGATATGGGATTTGGGAAGGGACATGATTTGATGGATACCACCAAAGGCCTATTTCCCAACGGCTCTGATAAATTACCCGGAAACTTCGGCGGTTCAACTCCCAAAACCCCTTCCGTACCATCGATGCCAACTGCACCTGCTCCCACCGTTGTTCCAAATAACAATATGAGTAACATCAACAAAATCAACAATATCGGACAGGTGGACAAGATCGGTGATGTAGATGGCACAGTGGATGTAACCAGCGAGGACTTGAAACTGATGCGTGAGCTTGCAGAGATGCAGGCGATTCAGCGATTTGTCAGTCTGACGCCAACCGTTCAGGTCACCACAGGGGATATCAACAGCGGACATGATGTGGACAGCATCATCAGCAAAATCACCGATGGACTGAACAGTCAGATCGTCTCCAGTGCCCAGGGGGTGTATGGATAAGTGGAATATTATATTCAACTAAGCTTCAACAACCGCTCCGAATACATGTTTTTCCCGGTGACACCAGAGAGCATTGAGTTTTCGGATTCGGGAGACGGGAGTACGTTTAACGTTAGCGCTTTGGGTGAAATTAACGTGATCAAGTCGCCGAAGCTGCGTGAAGTCAGTTTCAGCGGAATTTTTCCGGCAGACTACAGCCCGTATCATCTGAACTACGATGCAAGCCATCCGGCAATTCAGAAGCAGTTTTACCGTGATCCCTATGAATATGTGAAAAAGATCATCCGTTGGATGCAGATGGGCAGACCCGTTAGGCTGTTCTTTTCCAGTGCAAGGTACACTATTAATATGGCGGTTTCCATTGAGAGCTTCGACTGGAAGGAGACAGCGGGTACGGTGGGGGATATCCAGTATGATATCAAGCTGAAGCAGTTCATTTTCTATGCCGCCAAAAAAGTAGTGCCACTCAAGGACAGCAAGGATACGGCTGCTTCGAAAACAAAAACCAAAGCCTCCCGGCCCAATGAAAAAATCCAGCCCAAGACCGTCACACTCAAAGCCGGAGACTCCTTGTGGTCTGTAGCTAAAGCCCATTTGGGAGATGGATCTCGCTGGAAAGAGCTGCAGAAGCTGAATGGCATCAAAGATGCACAACTGAAGAAGCTGCCAATTGGACTTGTGATCAAGCTTCCGTGAAAGGAGAGGGAATATGCAAGAGCAGATCAGGCTGGATGATAAGCTGGCAAACATGAAGGAACGGTTATTGCTGGATGACAAGCAGGGCAACATCTGGGACATTAGCGAAATTGTCGGCGACATTACTTACAAAACCTCCCGCATCGGCAAACCTTCCTCTCTGGAATTCACGTTGATCAAGGGCAGTCTGTACCAGAATAAGAAATTCACCTATGAGAATGGATACGTCGTGAAATATATCAGCAACGAGGTAGGCATATTTTACGGATATATCTTCTCGGTGGATAGCGGCAAGGACGAAAGTGTCAAAATCAAAGCCTACGACCAGACTCGTTATCTGACCGCGAATCAGACGTATAAGTTCGTTAACGCAACGGCTACGGATGTGATCAAACGAATTGCTACCGACTTTCAGTTGAAGGTGGGCGAGTTGATCCAGCCGAAATATGTTATTCCACGCATGTTATTTGATAACAAAAAGCTAATCGACATGATCTGTGAGGCGCTCGACCGAACGTTGATCTATGGCGGCAAAAACTACATCTTCTACGATGATTTCGGCAAGCTTGTGCTTAGGGATGTGGAAGAGATGCCTTACGGCTTTGTCATCGGGGATAACAGTATGCTCACGGATTACAGCTATACGCGGTCAATTGACGACCAGACGTATAACAAGATCAAGTTGTACCGGGATAACAAGGATACGGGAAAAAGAGAAACGTTTGTTCATCAGGACTCAGGCAGCATCCGTCAATGGGGGCTGCTTTTTTTGTACCAAAAAGCGGATGACGGCCTGAACGAAGGTCAGATTGATGAAATGCTCAAGACCCTGATGACCCTCCGCAATCGCGAGACGCAGACGTTGAAGGTGGATGCGCTTGGTGATTTCAAGGTGAGGGCAGGCAGTTTTGTCAACATCCAGATCAATGAACTGAAGATTAATCAATATTTTCTGGTAGACGAATGTACGCATAAGGTACAGGGGGGCGTGCATACGATGTCGCTGGATTTGAAGGTGGTGTAACGATAAATGATGCTGGACGTGATTAAAAAGGCGGCGGTGGCCGCTGTAGATGCCAAGTCTCCCGTTCAGGTAATGTACGGAAGCGTGACAAACACCCAGCCTCTGGAGATCACCGTTGAACAACGGCTGGCATTGGCTGAACCTTTTCTGGTACTGCCGGAATCCGTAGTGAACAAAACTTGGACCATGGGTGACCATGTCTTGTTGTTACGTGTTCAAGGTGGAGACAGCTTTGTCGTGCTGGATCGGCTGGTGAATCCATGATTCCACAGGGTGCGCAGATCAGTGCAGAAGATCAGGAAGAAGCTGCGGTGCTTCCAAGTCGGACGTATGTGTTTCAAGCTTCGGGACAGCGGATTGGAAGACTGCAACTGGATGGAAAAGATGCGGTAAAACAGGCGGTTTATAAAGCATTGTCTACACGCCGCTACGAGCATCTAATCTATTCTTCGGATTACGGTATGGAATGGTCCTGGGAAGGAATGGCCGGGAGATCTATGGTTGAATCTGAACTGGAACGCTGGATTCACGAAGCGTTACTTCCGGATGATCGCATTTCGGATGTAACCGAGTTCGATTTTGTCCACGAGGCGGATGGAGTAAGGGTTTCGTTTACCGTGGAAACGGATTTTGGCAGCTTCAGGGAAGAGACGGAGGTGAACATGGATGTATGAAGAGCAGACGTTTGAAGTTATTTTAAACAGAATGCTGGACAGAGTACCGGATGGTGTGGATAAACGTGAAGGCAGCATTATCTATGATGCGCTTGCGCCAGCGGCTGTGGAAATGGCTCAGATGTATATCGAGTTGGATGTGAACGCCAATCTGAAGTTTGCGTCTACAGCTTCTGGAGAGTATCTGGATCGTGCAGTGGCTTGGTCGGGCATTCGTCGGAAAGCGGCCACGAAGGCACGTTGGGTTGGCAGTTTTCGGGATAACGAAGGTAAGCCTGTTGAGGTTCCTTTGGAGAGTCGTTTTTCCACGGGGGATCGGGTATATGCTGTTGTGGAGCGCATCGCGGCAGGGCGATATGTGTTGGAATGTGAGGTCGCGGGAGCGGAAGGTAATGAATATACGGGGGCCCTGCTGCCCATCGATTATATTGCTGGCCTGACGACAGCTGAATTGACACAGTTGCTGGTTCCTGGCGAAGACGAGGAAACGGATCAGGCCCTGTATGACCGATATCAGGATAAAGTATCCCGTCCGGTCACGAGTGCCAACAAATATCAGTATGAATTATGGGCACGGGAAAACTCCGGTGTGGGCAAAGCGAAGGCTTTTCCACTATGGGACGGGCCAGGTACAGTCAAGGTGGCATTGCTGAATAATGAGATGCAGACACCTGCTGAAGCGGTCATTGAGGCGGTGCAAGAATATATCGATCCAACTCAGGATGGAATGGGCGAAGGTGCTGCTCCAATCGGACCTGTGGTTACTGTTGTGGGAGCGCAAGAGATACCTATTGATGTGGAGGTACAGGTCACGCTTGCTTCTGGTTCAACGTACGAGGGCGTGAAGACACTGATTGAAACGGGAGTTACAGCGTATCTGAAAGAACTAGCTTTTGCCGACCCGTTGGTTCGTTGGACACGTATTGCCAATGTCATTCTGGATATTCCGCCCGTGATCGATTATAGCGATCTGCTGGTGAATGGTGGGATGTCCAATCTGGAGATCGACCCCGGCGCAGTAGCTGTTCTTGGGACGGTGAAGGTGACATGAGTAAAGCAGAGGTATTAATGACTCTTTTGCCCCCGCTGTATGAAAATGTGCTGGAGATGCAACTTCTTACAGAGACCGAAGGTGTTGAGCTGGACAAGCTTACGGTGGGTTTGGAAAGTGTGCTGGATCAATTCTACCCGGAGTCTGCGACCTGGGCATTGGAACGTTATGAGCAGGATTTGCAGATTCCGACGAATCAAGCCAAGCCGGATGATCAGCGGAGATCCGTAATCATTTCCAAAATGCGCGGAAGTGGTAAGGTTTCCGGTTCGATGCTCAAGAACGTGGCGCAGGCCTACGAAAGTGGCGGGATTGATGTATCCGTTTCGCCAGAGGAATACTTGATCCGAATCCGCTTCATCGATACTTGGGGCTTGCCGCCCAATCTGGACGATTTGAAGGCAGCGATTGAGGATATCAAACCTGCACACATGACCGTGGAGTACCGTCTACGGTATTTGACGATTGCGGAGGTTGAAAGCATGACGCTGAAAGAGATTGAACAGACCCGGCAGGATAAATTTGCAGGAGGTGGAGCTTAAATGAATGAACCAAAAACACCGAATTTGGGGCTAAATAAGATTGACCGTTCCTCGCCCTCGACTACGAATTTTGATCTGGAAAAGTATTTGGATCAGAACTGGGAGAAGGTTGATGAGGGTATAGGGCATATCGAAGAAAAGGCTGAGGAAACCGCGACAAAGGTGAGTAGTATTCAGGAGCGGTTGGATACGGAGAAGCGCAGATCGGTGACGTTGGAGCCAGGGTTACAAGTTATTAATGCTGAACGTGCTTCGGCATTTAAGTTGGAAGGGTTGAAGGGCCGAACGCTGGTGAATTTGTTGGGGCGGGATGGTAATTTTGTGGATGCCACGAAATGGAATATAGGTTTCGGTACAAGAACGACAACAAATAACATTATAACTGTCACAGGTGATGGTTCTGGTGTAAATCCTCAATTGACTAACTATAAGCATATTTCTTCCTTAACTCCAAAGGTAGGGGATAAATTGTTTTTACGTGTTCTTGCTACTCATATTGTGGGAACGGCTAAACAATTGCAGCTATACCTGTATTCAACTACTCTTAATAGATTTACTGCAAAGAACATTGAGAACCCTGTTAACGGAACAAATTATGAACTATATGGAATGATTACAGTAACTCAAGCTATTGTGGACGGGTGGGATACAACATTTGGATTTAAATTAACCGCAGAATATGCGACTTACGAAGCATCAAACGGATCGCAAGTGCATTTCTCTAAGGCAGCTATGTACAAAGTTGCCGATGAAGATAAGTCCTTGACATCCGACCAACTCAACGTTAAATATCCTTATGTTGATAGCGTTCAACCTGTGCGAAATCCGTATGCGCTTCGATATGGGGCTAATCTATTGCCACCTTTTTATAAGGCTGTCACGGCAGGGAATGGGCAGTCAATCAATAGCTCGTATAGCGCAACGCTTAATGCATCTGGAAATAATATGGGATGGACATATAATATCCCATGTGCAGCCAATACAGATTACACATTTGCGTTATCCCACAACGGTATGATTGCCTTACAGGACATGGACATTAACGGAACTATCATTCAAAATTCTGGGTACCAGGATACAGTAGAATTGCATATTAAAACATCCCCTAATGCTGCTTACTTGAGTGTTATTATCGGAAATGGATCGAAAGGCATTGGGGCGTATGCCTTTTCAAATCCAATACTCAATATCGGCACAACAGCCAAACCGTTCAAACCGCGTGAGGACGCTATGCTCGCATTGCAAACGGATTTACATGCTGATCCATTAACCGGGGCAAATGCTGAAGAAGTGTTCGGAAAGGACGGGCAATATTTCAAGATGGCGAAGTGGAGAATGTTAGACGTAACGAATGAAAACCTCCCTATAAGTGGAAGGAACAGATATACAGGATATGTTGTAGCATCTGGATACGTAAATAATCGTTCTGAAACGACTAACGAAAGATGCTTTATGACCAAGTATGATGGAAAGCAATTAACGTTAGATAAAACAGATGACGCCAAAAACGCTCCGGATCAATTCAATGTAGGGAATAAAGATCGTTACCCTGGAGCAATATGGATATCAATTTCAAATAACGACGGCGGTTGGGGAGACGCATACACGCCAACAGTCAATGAGATTAAGGCGTATTTCATGGGCTGGACGATGCGTAACATGAGCGCCAGCAATTACAATGATCCGACAAACGCGTCTCAAAAAACATGGACACCGATAGGATACTCACCTCCGGCCAACTGGAATAGCACATGGGCACATTTAAGAACGTCAGTACCAGTAAACGAGAGTTCTCCCTCTATTAAAGATGGGACAATTTCGTCATACCAGCTTGTATATCAACTTGCAATACCAACTGTCGAGCCGATCACGTCCGAGGGACAATTGACGTTGATTGAGGGAGATAATCAGGTGGAAGTGGGAACGGGGATTGTGTTGCGTGAAGGGACAAAGCCAGCATTATCGACTCAATGGGGCACTTACGAAATAAACTCAAATGCGAGCAGTGTAGTTGCGTCAAACCCACTAAAATACAAAGCTAAAAAGGTTATGACGATTTATAAAAACGGCTGTTCGGAAAAGTGGGAAAGGTCTACGGACGCGAACAGTTACGGACTGGAGCGTGCTTATCGAGCAGTTTCATTGTTCGATCCATCGGCCGACTACAAAGTCACATATCTGATGCTGGACACGTTCCCGATAGCGGCATTTGTCGGATCAGTCCCGGACAACGAAAAGGCGTTGCTTACAAACTTGGTACATGACGTACAACAAGGTGCAACGTCCTTATCCGTTGTTGAAAGATCATTAAGTGAAGCACTTAAAGCCTTACAAAATAAAAGAAATGTTTGGGGGTCGATTGAATAATGGCAGATACAATTAAATCGATTTTCGAAGGAAATGTACCTACGACTTCGACGATTGTTTACACTGTTCCATCGGGTAAATACTCCGTAATAAAATCGGCAATCATATGCAATTCGTCAACTAATACTGTCGTTACGTTTAGGTTGACAATGGGCGGCGGAAATATTGCATACGATCACACGTTAAAAGGCGGAGATACTTTGGTGCTCGACGAGTTGGACTTTCCTCTTTTGCCTGGAGAAAGTATAACCGTTTCTGGGTCCACTTCAAGCGTCAGAATGCTCATATCCGGATTTGAAAGAGATTATGATTCTGCAAATTACCCGTATTTAAAAGCAGTTACGGTTGTTACTGTAGGCGGTGGCGGAATATATTCACCTGCAAATGACTTTGATGCAATTATAAAGTCTATCGTGATTTGCAATAGCACGAATACGGCTGCTACGGTTTCATTGAATACGTCGATTTCTTTAATTAATAGCAAATTAATTAAGCCTTATGACACATTGATTGTGCCGTTACCGAAAATTTTCTTGGCTAAAGGAAAACAGTTGTATCATGCTGCGACAACTTCAACCGCTCAATTTACGATCATCATGGAAAAGGTGGTGCAATAAATGTTAATAGGATCAAAGGTTTATTATGATGTCAATTCTGGCAATGTCATTGTCATTACTCCCGAATACGCTGGGCCTGTTGTCGAAACCACAAAGGAACAAGACTTTAAATTGTACAAAGCATTGGCAGAGAAAGTGTTGGAAGAAGTTGACTTTATTCAACTTGAACATGGAGCGTATATGTTTGATCGGTTCGAAGGTGGAGAAATTGTTCGTATTGATCTTGAAACATTGGAGCCGTTGTTCTTGTATCCTGTCAAAGAAGACGAAGAACCAAAACCTCCAACGTTTTCATTGGAAAGTCAGATCAATGATTTGAAGCAACGGCTGGCAGAATCGGACGTGCGTAATGAAAAGCTGGCTGAGGAAAACACACTCAATCAACTTGCGCTGATGGAGCTGCACGCATTGTTGTTGTCAACGCTCCCGGATGCGGGCAATGCGGAATAGGATTGCTTGGTTGCTGATCCGTATGGCCGGAACGATCATGGAGGGGGGTGAGAATATGTTGGCTGTATACGTGGCTATGATTCATAAAGGCGTTATTTCAATTGATGATGTACCAACTGCTGGTGGTAACCGTGACAAAGTAAAAGCGGCTCTCGAAGCTACTGGAATGGATCAAAACGGCAATATCGTGTAACAAGCGTTCCGAAATGGGAACGCTATTTTTATGCCCTCTGATCAGATGGAGGGCATATCTTAATGAAATGTGGTGAATCTATGCCTTTACTTGATAATTACTTGTTAGACAATTACTTGATTGACGGAGCAGTTGGATTATCTATTCCAGATACGGTTAGCGCAGGGGATGTTATCGTAGTGGGTAGTTTTTCTTCATCGTCCACTCAATCAACCGCCTTCACCAAAGTAAAAGAAATAAAGGTAAATAAAACAGGTACGTTTAGAGTTAGATTCGAAATGTCTTCGGGTGCTTATGGCGCAGAAGGCGTTATTTACAAAAATGGAATAATTGTTGGCACGAACAGAGTTATTAGCGGGAGCATAACTCAATCTTTTTTTGAAGATATTTCCTTCGTTAAAGATGACTTAGTGCAAATTTACGTTAAAAGAACAGACCCGTCGGTTGGCAGTGTTACAGTTAGGAATTTTACTGTTTCCATATCGTTGCCCGATAACAATTTAATAGGTAGTGTTATTTTGTAAAGATTCAAAAATTAAAGGGAGGCGGAAAATTAAATGAAGCCGGAATTTTATTCCGGGGCGTTTAATATAACCTAGTTGTTGGTGCGCTCCCTGTTGAGCGCTATTTTTATGCCTTCTGGAGTGGTCAGGGGGCTTCTCATATTTAAGGGGGCGGATCCGTGTTTAATCGAGAGGCTTTTAACCCGCGAATATCCGTTTCGTCTTTGCCCGCACAGTTCCTGACATATCAGGAGTTGCTGTAGCTGCTGCAACTATGTAAATGACGGGTTCGATGGTTATGGATGTGCCTGCCGTTACAAAGTCGGATTTCATCGGGGAGATTACAAAATGAGTTGTCTCATCCAAACGACAGTAGAATAGAATTAGCGTTGTAAGCTACTTAGGCATCCACTATCAAAAACAAAAAGGAGGTGAAACCATGGAACGATGGGATACCTTATGGAAATGGGGAATTGCGCTCATGAGCAGCTCAGTAACCTACTTCTTCGGAGGATGGTCAGGTGTACTCGGTGTACTACTTGTATTCGTCATCCTCGACTACCTGACTGGCATCGCGGCGGCGGGCATGAGTGGCAAGTTAGAGAGTAATGTTGGGATGTTCGGCATCGCACGAAAGGTATTTATATTTGCAATGGTATCGGTGGCTCATCTGGTGGACGGTGTTCTGGGAGACGGACATTTGTTCAGGGATGCGGTCGCCTTTTTTTATATCGCAAATGAGTTGTTGTCCATTATCGAAAACGGGGGTAAGTTGGGCGCTCCCATTCCGCCAGTGATTCGGCAAGCTATTGAAGTGCTCAAGGGAAAAGGGGGATCCGGGGGGATCTCAGGTAACTATACTCCTGATTCCAGAGAATCTTTTGTACAGTCAGATCATGAGGACGTTGATCAACAGATTAGAGATGAAACGAAGTAA